CAGCGCTAGACGAGCCGAAAAAGCTAAGGCTTTTCAATGGCTAACGTTCAGGCGCAATTCGGCTTCGCGCAATTCGGCTATCTGCCGGGTGGTGCTCCCGACTATCAACTTTCCAAGTACGCAATCCAGTCGTCCTATCACACTGCGATTTTCTTCGGAGATCCGGTGATTGCGTCGGTTGGTTCTGGCGGCAACTACATCAAGCCGATGGTTTCGACCACGGCTACGACCATGGTCGGTATCTTCCAGGGCTGCCAGTATACGCCGCTTGGAGGCGTCCCAGGGTGGCTCCCATGGTATCCGCCGACTGCCGGCGGTGCGGATGCGGTCGCCTATGTCATCGACGCCCCAAACGCCCTGTTCAAGGTCGCGGCCCTTCTGACGCCTATTCCGGCCACCGCAGTCGGCAACAACATCAGCTTCTCGACGGGTGCAGGCGGCACGACCACGGGCGGTGGATTCTCCACCTACACGATCGACTTCTCGACGCTGGCGTCAACCAACACGCTCGCGTTCAAGATCATGTACCTCTACCCAGGCGTGGGCAACGGAAGTGATCCGACGACCAACTACAACTGGTCGATCGTGAAGATGAACAATACGCTCTATCAGACGGGCGCCACTGGCACCGTTTAAGCGTCGCAATTCTAACGCGGCGCTCGGGGGCGCCGCCTTTCCTAAGGGGAGGCCATAGGTGCCGGTTTCATTAGCCAACATTCGCTCCGAGCTGCTGCCGGGTCTCTTTGACGTACGCGGATCATACGACATGATCCCGCGTCAGTGGGACAAGGTATTCAAAACCCACAAGTCATCGATGGCGGTTGAGCGCTCAACGCAGATGGCGTTTGTTGCGCTGCCGTATCTGAAGGACGAAGGCGCGGCGACGCAGTTCGACAACAACTCTGGCGAACGGTTTACCTGGGCATTTATCCACATTGAGGTGGCTCTCGGCTACGCAATCACCCGCAAGGCCATTGACGACAACCTCTATAAGGCACAGTTCAATCCTACCAACCTGAAGTTGCAAGAAGCCTTCGCGCAGTTCAAGGAAATCCAGGCTGCCAACATCTTCAATCTGGCGCAGACCTACAACTCGCAACAGGTCGGTGACGGTGTGGCGTATGCGGCCACTAACCATCCCTACGACGGCGGCACCTGGGCGAATACCTCGGCAACTCCGAAGTCGCTGAATGAATCCACGTTGCTCGCGAATATGACGAACGTTCGCACTCAGTTCGTCAACGAGCGCGGCATGCGCATTCTGTCTCGTGCGCGTAAGCTGATCGTGCCGCCGAACTTGGAAGCGGTGGCAATCCGTCTTACCAAGACTGAGTTGCGCCCCGGCACCGCAGACAACGACGTGAACGCCATTCTCTCGCTGTCAGGCGGTCTGCCGGAAGGCTTCATCGTTCTGGACTTCCTCACGTCCAACTTCGCTTGGTTCCTCACAACGAACATCGAGGGACTGATTCACATGCTCCGCATTCCGTATGAGAGCGACATGTGGGTCGATAATATCACTGACAACCTACTGGTTAAGTCTTACGAGCGGTACAGTTTCGGCATCAACGATCCTCGGTCGGCGTGGCTGGAGTTTCCGACGAGCTGATAGGTCTTGGCTTGTGAATGGAGAATTAAAACATGGCTGAGACATTAGGCAGGGGTCCATTTGTATCGGTCGGCTCGCTCATGGATGGGCGAGTTGAGCCGCTGGACGGACCTTCCATCGAATATCAGGGCGACATGATCCCGAACCCGGCTGTCTCGCCGGCAAACAAGGATTCGCTGTCGCCCGCGGTCATTCCGGGCTGGTATTCAAACCCATACTTTGTGCTGGTTGATACCATTCCATCCGCTAACTCGAGCGTCACGATCGCCGCGCAACAGGCGGTTTCAACGACGCCCGGCGTGGCCCTTAGCCTTGTGACGACGCAGGCGGGTACTGCGGCAGGCGTGCCGGTGTTTGCACCTGGCATTCCGATTGTGCCGGTTGGCACTTCGGTTGCGACCACGGTTGGCGTGATCGATTTTGGGTTCACCACCGGCACCACGGCTGCGAACTCCACCACGGTTACAGTGGTTGACAATTCGCTGTTTCAGTTGGGCCAGTGGTTGGTCATTCCTGGCGTCGGCGGCACCACAAACAAGGCGCTGTTTACACAAATCCAATCCCTGTCCACCAATTCCACCGTCATTACGGTATCGCCTGCACCGCAAACAGCCCTGAATAACGTCCCCATTGGGCAGGCCAATCTGTATTCGCAGTTTCTCCCGCCTGCCACGCAGTTTGGTCCTTCTGGACCTGCTCCGAGCGGATGGGAGCCGTTCCGGTCGGCTGGTTTTGGCAAGCCGCTCAATCCGCTTGAGGGGTCGTGCCGCGCCTTGAGCGTGACGGCTCAATCGATCGGATCCGGCACCACGTCGATCACTGTCATCGGTTATGATATCTACGGCAATCCGCTGCAGGAGACCATTCAGGCCAACGGCACGACCACGGTCAACGGCAAGAAGGCATTCAAGGCGGTTCTGGGCATTCAGGTGGCAGCATCTGCCACGACGGGCGTACCTGCTCAGATTGCCGTTGGTGTTTCCGACGTATTCGGCATCAGTGTCAGAAGCGACAAGTGGGAATACCTGAACGCATTTTGGAACGGTGGTTTCGCCGTGAACAACACGGGCTGGACAGCCGCACTGACGACGGCGGCCAACCTGACCACGATCGACGTTCGCGGCACGTTCAATGCATCGGTGGCTGTGATCGGCACTGGTGTTCTGGCATCGTCAAATGGAGCTCGTCGCCTCACCATCATGATGAGCGTTCCGCTCCAGAACATGATCAATGCAACTCCGCTCAATACGGTGTCGTTGCTCGGCACGGCGCAAATCTAAAGGAGGCCAAATAGATGGCTAAGCACCACAGCAAGCACCATGAAGAGATGGACGGCAAGCATCATGGCAAGCACCACCGCAAGGCTGAGGGTGGGCGTATCGGCCTGAAGGCAGCCGGCAATCCGGACGTGTTCAAGGAAGCCGAAGATGATGAGGACGGCGCCGAGACCGGCCACGAGAAGAAGCACGGCGGCCGGGCCAAGCACAAGAAGCATCATCGCGCCAAAGGCGGCAAGGTAGTTGGTCTCATGACGGGTGGGGGCGTTCGTCCTCGGCTTGATCGGCCGGGACGCAAGCGCGGTGGAGCGGTGGGGGCCAATACCTCGCCGCTCTCCACTGCTCACAGCGCCGGTCATGGGGCGGACGGCAGCTCAAGTCCCACAGACACGTACGGCGGTACGCCGAAAAATCTAGGCGGATCAGTAAGTTATAAGTAAATTCAGGTTAAGGTGGTGCTACTTAGAGGGAAATGGCAAAGCTAACAGCCAAGAAAAGGAACGCATTACCGGACAGCTCTTTTGCTGGTCCGGATCGATCCTATCCCATAAACAACCCGAGCCATGCACGGAACGCCTTAGCGCGAGCGTCGCAACATGCTGGACCGGAACTGAAGAAGAAGATTAAGGCTAAGGTGCATCGGAGATTTCCGGGCATTCACATTGGCAAGATGGACGGCGGCAGCGTGAGCCAAAGGGCAGATCGATCGCCGCGGAGGAAGTGAGACCGCGCGAATGGGGATGCCAGCAGTCATCACGGCTAACGGGACCGGGACCAGTTCGATCTGGTTTCCGGACTGGATGCAGAATCCATTCAACATCGGCATTCAGGTGGTGTTGCCAGCGTCGGCAACGGCGACGTTCAACGTCGAACACACGCTGGACAATATCGAAGTCACTCAGATTGGGCCGTTCTCAGGCAATGCCAATGCGACGACGGCGGCCAATGCCAACTGGATAGCCAATCCTGGCATTACGTCGGCGACGACCACCATCAATGGAAACTATGCGTTTCCTGTGCGCGCCATCCGCGTCAACATCCTGTCGTGCTCTGCCACTGGGTTCGTTACGGCGACATTCATCCAAGCCAATTTCGGGCGGTGACGCATGGCTGGCGTCGTAATCGGCGGCGCAACGGTTGCCCTGACCAGTGTCAGCGATATCAAGGTCATCGGCGTTGTATATTTAGGCGGTACGGTGAATTATGCTGGTGGTATCGCCATCGTACCGCCATCAGTATTTACGCCGTCTCTGAATTTCTCGATCGCCACAAACAGCATGTATGTTCCCTTGGTATTCGGATGAGGCATTCAACATGAACAAGAAGGCAATCTATGCGGCTGGGGCCAGCGCTCTGACGATCGTGGCATTCATGCCAGCAGTTGCAGAAGCGGCGTGCATCCAGATCCCGCTGCAGATCATCGCCGCCAATGGCAGCACGATTACGATGTCGAATGCGACGGCTGCGGACGGCAACTGCAAGTCGTTCATGGATGCGGACCTGTCCAGCAATCTCTACAGTGCTCTGACCGCTCCCATTCCTGCTGGTACGAACGTCATAGGATTCATCAGCAACGATCCCTGTAATGGAACGACAAAAACGACCCTTCCCATTGCCTCGGCAGCCACGACGTTCCAGCTTGTTGCTGGAGTTTCCGGCAAACAGATTTATGTCTGCTCTTTTGTGGCGGTCGTCGCTTCTGCGAGCCTGTTCAACATCATTGAGGGAACGGGGGCCACCTGCGTTACGGCAAATGAACTGGCTGTTGTTGGCAGCACCACGGCGGCTTCCGGCATGTCCTTGGCTGCCCAAGGCGGCTTTTCGCAAGGTAGTGGCAATGGCACGATCATGAGGACGGCCAACTCATCCAACGGTCTTTGCGTGCTTCAGAATGGTTCGTTCGCCGTGGCGGGTAGCCTCACGTACATCCAACAATGACGGTGACACTTGACGAGTTCCGGCACCTACAACTTTTCTGTCACCAATGGCGAAGCGGTCATTGACGCATTCGAGCGCTGCGGGATTCTCAAGGCGCAGCTGGGGGCCAATCATTTCACGACAGCACGGCGGCAATTGAACCTGCTGCTGGCTTCTGAATGGTCCAATAGGCAAGTGAACCTCTGGGAAGTTGCGCTCAATTCCCAAGCCCTTACTCAGGGCACCGCGACTTATACCCTTCCGGCCAATGTGGTAATGGTTCTGGATGCCTACCGTTCCACGACGAGCGGAGGTGTTCAGACCGACATTTTCATGACACCAATATCTCGAGACGATTATGCGGCGTTTCCGTCCAAGTCCACACAGGCTCCACCAACGCAATATTGGTTTGACAGGCTGATAACGCCCACCATCACGCTCTATCCCGTGCCTGACAATGGCGGTCCATATACCCTCAACTATTACTGCGTCACCCAGATTCAGGATGCCAACCTTCCGGGCGGTGAGACCCCTAACGTCCCGACGAGATGGTTTGACGCTCTCTGCGCTGGCCTGGCATATCGGCTGGCCCGCATTTATGCGCCTGATCGGGAGGACAAGCGCAAGGCTGATTACATGGAAGCATGGGGCATTGCCGCGAATCAGGACTTGGAGAACACTCCGGTGCGCGTCATTCCCAGAATGTCGGGGTACTGGACATGAGAAAGCATCCACGCAGGGCTGAAGTCGATTCGCAATCGCCGCGTGGCTGGGCCACGTCGGACAGAAACGGCCACGTCAGCAACCTCTACAAGATGAAGTTCCAGTTCGAATGGCGCGGGTCGCGCCTGATGAACACGCGCACGCTTGTGAGTGAAGACGAACTTGACATCCCCCAGCGTCAACTGGGCACACCAGCATTGCTGGGGCCTGATCCTCCTCCGCTGATCAATGCGAGGCCGGAGCAATATTCGATGGACGAGCAGCCGGTTTCGACGCGCTACACGCTCAATCCGGCGACCGGACTGGCACAGTCCATCCGGATCATCATGCCGGTGAATGGGCATCCTCTCTCAAACCGCATTGTGACGACGCCTGGTAATACGACGCCATGACCACGTTTGCCGCCTCAGTTACGATTGTTGATTTGCCGGTTGGTGTAGCGCCAACGGGGGCAGAACTTGTTGAGGCGGTGCAGACTTCGGCCGGCGTCGGGCAGTCGGTTCAGCTTTCGCTCAATCAGATTGCCACGTCGCTCGGTATCCCTACTGGTGGGGCAACCGGGACCATCCTGAACAAGTCCAGCGGCGCCAACTACTCCACGCAGTTTTCGCCGATCACGACGTTTGTTGCGGTTGGTACGTCACTGGCAACCACGGGCGTCAATACGTCGATCGTTGCATTCGTTGCCAATCAGGGCATCACATCAACGCAACTCGGCAATCTTGCCGTGCTGCGAGCCAATATAACAGCGGTGGCTGTTGGATCAGCACAACTGGATGCTGGGGCAGTCCAGCAGTCCAACATCACGGCCAATGCCATCGGCTCCGGACAGTTGGGATCGTTTGCTGTGGTGCAGAGCGCCATCAATACCGCATCGGTTGGAACGGCGCAGATGGTGGCTGGCGCATTGGGCATGACGCTTTTGAATACGTTGCTGCCCAGCGCAATTGCCTCAGTCAGCGATACGACGAGCCTGACATCCACCTATCGAAATTATCTCGTGGTGTTCCAGAATATTGTGCCTGCCACCAACACCTCATCGTTCCAGATGCAGATTGCAACTTCCGGAACGGCTTTTGTGTCTGGCACCTATGTATCCATGGCTAACGTCAACGCCTCGTCCATCAATGCGGTCGATACGTCAACCACGGTTTTCCTGTTGACGGGGGTTAGATCCACGACCGCGATGCAGACTTCAACGGTTTATGGCTTGAACGGGGCCATCCGCATATTCAATCCAGCCAATACCATATTCCGCAAGTCGATCGTGGGCGAGGTCACTTATGCTGGCGCTGGCGCCTCGGTAACGACCGCAACGCTGGCGCAGGCAGTGGTTAATGGCCTGTTCGATGGCAACAGCAATGCATGGACCGGCATAAATTTCCTGTTCTCCAGTGGAAACATCGCGACCGGCATCATCTCAATCTATGGGATGCCGTAAATGGCCTACACCTATACGCAATATATCTCGTATATGCAGACGTTGGCGCCAACCAACAGTTCTGACACGAACTTTGCCGCCATTCAGAATATGATGATCGACGACGCGGAGCAGAGGTGCTACCGCGCGCTCAATCTGCTGGATGAGACTGTCAGGGACTCCAGCGCTACACTGACGATAAGCAGTCGCAATTTCACGTTGCCCACGACAAACGGAACGTTCATTTCAGTTGAACAGTTCAACGTCATCACGCCTGTTGGTACGTCAAACGCGGACAGCGGCACGCGCAATCCCATGACAGCGGCGTCGAAAGAGTTTCTGGATGCCTTGTGGCCCAGTTCTACGGGCTCGACCGTACCTCAGTACTTTGCCCCGATCACGCAGGACACCTTCATCGTCGCGCCGTTTCCGGATCAGGGCTACAACGTGGAAGTGGTTGGCGTGCAGCGTCCAACACCACTTTACATCAGCCAGACCACATCACCATTGAGTGTGTATTTCCCTGATTTGTTCGTCGCTGCTTCCATGGTGTTCCTGACCGGATACCAGCGTGACTATGGCAAGATGAGCGATGATCCGCAGGCCGCGGTATCGTGGGAGCAGCACTATAACTCGTTGCTCACGGACGCAAAGACGGAAGAAGCACGCAAGCGGTTCCTGGCTGACCGTTATGAATCTTCGCCGCCTGTGCCGATGAATCCGAAGGGGGCTTAGTTGAGCGAGCCAATTACCGCAAACATTTCGCTGATTGTGCCCAATACCGGTGACCTGGTGGCCGCATGGGGCACGTCCGCACTCAACCCGAATTTCCAGACCTTGGATGCCCTGATTGGTGGCTCTACCACGCTGTCACTGACATCCGGGGCGACTACGGTGCTGCTGACTGTGCCAGCCTCGAGCGGCATTTGGCCTGGTGGCCTGTCGCAGTCTGTCAACTCGATCATCTATTTCACGGGTGCCCAGACCGGTAATGCCATCATCCAGTTTTCCAGGCCCGGCTTTTACATCGTCCACAACCAGTGCACTGGGACATCCTATGTGCAACTGTCGGCGGTATCAGGCGGCAACAAGATCGGTGCCCCTCCCGGCAAGAAGTGCCATGTATTCTTTGACGGCACCAATATGGACTATGTCAATGCGCCGGATCCCGGCACGGCGTATGACTTCC